GGATCAGCGTCTCCACATACGCCCAGCAGACCAACAAAAACACACAGGGGCGTCCTACTCAGATCTACGTGGATCGTGGCGTCAGCGACGTGAAATTCACCGTGTGGCCTGTGCCTGACAGCGCTTACTCGGTTGCCTATTATCGGCTCAAAGGCATTGACGGCCTTGAGTCTGGCATCGCGGGCAGCGCAGCCATCCCGCCGCGGTTTATCCCGGCGCTCGTGTCGGGGTTGGCGTTCCACATCGCAATGAAGAAGCCCGAGGCCGCCATGCGCGCACCGGCACTCCGCGACGAATATAACGCACAATTTCAGCTTGCCGCCGACGAAGACTCGGACCGCGCGTCGAGCCACTTTACTCCCGGGGGCGGATACCGATGACGTACTCTGCAGGTAAACGGGCGTTCGGTTTTTGCGACCGTACTGGGTTCCGCTACCCGCTCGAGGATCTTGTCTGGGAAGTGCGTGATGGGCAGAAGACCGGTATGCGTGTCGGCAAGGACGTGGTAGACCCAGACCACCCACAGAACTTCTTGGGTCGTGTGCGTGTTGTTGACCCGCAGTCGCTGCGTGACCCACGCCCTGACACATCTCTCGCAGAAAGCCGCGGATTATTTGGCTGGCGTCCTGTCGGAGACTCAGTAACATCCATGGTGGGCGCAGTCGGCGCTGTCACCGTAACCACAGGAGGCTGACATGGCCAAAGGTACTACGAAGAAGAAGGCTAAAGCGCCTACCACATCAACACGCCCTCGCGGCCGTCCAGTCGATCTGACGCCTAACGCCGAACGCGGTGACTCTCGTCCACCCAAGAAGAAGCCGATGCGCCCACGCGCACGCCCGGGTTCAGTTGACGTGACCCCCGAAGCAGAACGCGGTGACTCTCGCGCACCGAAGAAAAAAATGGCCGGTGGTGCCATGAAGACGAAAAAGTACGCCAAGGGCGGCATGGCACGTGGGTGCGGTGCGGCTACCAAAGGCGGCAAATACTCGCGGAGCGGCTAAGCCATGACATATGCGGAACTCGTAGCGCTGATTCAGAACTACTGCGAAAACTCGGAAACGACTTTCGTCAATAATATCCCCACGTTCGTACGGCAGGCGGAGCAGCGCATCTATCGCACTGTGATGCTGCCGGAGTTCCGCGCCAACGTCACCCTGTCTGTCACATCTGGGACGCGATTTATCACGCGCCCTACTGATTTCCTGTCTGTGTTCTCCATGGCTCTTATCAGTGCCGCGGGAGAGTATACATACCTGCTGGACAAAGATGTCAACTTCATCCGTGAGGCATACCCGTATCCAACCACGTCTGGGCGCCCGAAGTATTATGGCATGTACAGCGGCGATGTGGGTGCGAGCGAGGGTAATTTTATCCTTGGGCCGACACCTGATGTAGACTACCAGATCGAACTACACTACTATCGCGACCCAGAGTCAATCGTCACGGCGAGCACATCGTGGCTTGGCGAGAACGCGGACACCGCACTGCTGTATGGCACGCTCGTGGAGGCGTACACCTATATGAAGGGCGATGCTGACATCATGAAGATGTATCTTGACCGGTACAACGAGGCGTTGGCGCAACTCGGTATGATCGACGCACGGTCTAACCGCGACGACTATAGAGATGGGAGAGCCTGATGTTTACTGGCAATTACCTCGCCACGTCGTTCAAGGGGGAGCTGCTCGCGGGCGTGCATGATTTCACGGCGCATACGTTCAAGCTGGCGCTGTATACCAACGAGGCGGTGCTTAACGCCGACACCGCGGCGTACGGCGCGAGCAACGAGGTTGCCGGTGCGGGTTACACTGCAGGCGGGGTTGGTCTCACGGCTCTAGCGATAGCGAACTCTGGCACTACGGCATTCGTCACATTCGAGGACGCGGAGTGGCCCGGGGCCACCCTGACCGCACGTGGCGGGCTTGTGTATAACAGCTCTGTTGCCGGAAACCCCGCGGTGGCTGTATTGGACTTCGGTGCAGACAAGGTGGCCAGCGGCACGACATTCACAGTGCAGTTCCCTGATGCAACGGCGGACACGGCGGTGATCCGGATTGCGTAGGTAGACGCACGACATAACTCGATGTATACTGCGGCAAAGCCGCACGCAGCGTAAGGACGAATCATGCCAAGTACATTCACGAACAACGGCGGGATCGAGCTGCCATCGGACGGCGAGAAAGACGGCGTCTGGGGTGACGTGGTCAACCTCAACATGCAGATTGTCGACCGCCTGACCAACGGCGTCGGCGCTGTGTCGCTGACAGGAACCACGCACGATCTCATTACGGCCAACGGTGTTTTGTCTGACGGGCAGTACGGGCTCGTTGTTTTCGGTGGGTCTCCCTCGGGCACAAACACGGTCACGATCTCTCCGAACGACGCCGAGAAAGTATACTTCATTCGCAACACTACATCCGAGGATGTAATCATGACCCAAGGGTCGGGCGGCAACGTGACGATCCCCTCGGGCACGGGCGCTATCGTCTACGCCAACGGCGCAGGCACCGGTGCAGCGGTTGCAGACCTGACGGCTACGTTTGTTCCTGATCTGACCTTGGCCGGCGTGACCGCGTCAGCGGCGGAGCTGAATTTGCTGGATGGGGTACCGCTCACGACGGACCTAAGCTACGTCGATGGTGTAACCTCAGCAATTCAGACGCAGATTGACGGTAAGCAGGCGACAATCACGGGTGCCGCAACGACAATCACATCGGATGATCTTGCAGTGTCGCGCGCTCTGGTCTCCGACGCCAGCGGCAAGGTCGCAGTAAGCGCCGTGACTGCCGCCGAGCTTGCATTGTTGGACGGCATCACGGCCTCAACTGCTGAGCTGAACTTGCTGGATGGGGTACCGCTCACGACGGACCTAAGCTACGTCGATGGTGTGACTTCGCCTATTCAGGACCAGATTGATAGCAAAGCCCCGTCAAGCAACCCAGTCTTTACTGGCTCTATTGAGGAGCAAACAGGTACAATGCCAGCAGGTACAACGCCTGAGATTGATCCTGCAAACGGTACAGTTCAAGAGTGGACGCTGACAGGAAATTCAAGCCCTACAGACAGCCTTACTGATGGCGAGTTTGTTGAGTTGCTTATCCAAGACGGCACAGCGTACACAATCACATGGCCGACGATCACATGGCTCACAGACAATGCAGTAGCCCCTACCCTTGGGCTTACCACAGTGACGCCTGTGTTAGTTCAGAAGGTTGGCTCAACGCTCTATGGTCGTCGTACAGGGGATGGTGGCTAATATGGTTACTAGGCAAAAAGGGTTAGGTGCGGCGGCGGGGGGGCTTGGCCCCGTCGAGGTCGTCGATATGATGACCTCTGTATCACAGTCAGGGACAATGGCAATCCCAGCACATGAGGCGGGGGACATGCTGCTTGTTGTTTTAGGCGACAACAACAGGACTATTCCCAGCCTTCTAGCTGGCTTTACAAACATTACCTCCGCAGACTTTGATAACTCGTTAGGCACTTTCTTTGATAGGTGTTTTCGCCTAATGTTTATCATTGACGATGATAACTCTATATCCAGCTTGTCATTCAGCACAGCCCTTGATTATGGAGAAGGGTTAATTTTGAGAAACGCTGTAAGTGTACCAAATTCTTCTGTGCTGGTTGACACGTCTCAAACTAGAACAGCAGACCCAATCTTCCCAGCTCTTTCTGGTCTAACACCAGAAAACGGGAACGCGCTTGTGGGGGGGCATTATGGTATTACGACTGTGAACGTAGACGCCGTGTCTGGGCCATTTGATGATTGGATTAATCTTTCGGGGTTGGCTTACAAAGAGGACCATGCGCTGTCAAGTTTCTCGCAAGGTGCTCACATATCGTACACAGGCACTATCAACCGATTGGTCTGGTGCTGTGAAGTTGAAAAAGGATAACTGCTGATGTACATTAAAATTACAGACGGTAATGCAGAGCGGTACACGTTTCTCCAGTTGCGCCAAGATAACCCCAACACCTCTTTCCCGAAAGAGCCAAACCTTTCGACTTTGGCCGCACTGGGCGTGTTTCCCGTGACCCAAACGGAAAAACCGAACGTCAACGAAGGACAAGTTGCC